GAAAAGAACAGTAAATTCTTTTGCTTCTGCTTTCCCTAAATGGGAAAGGTCTATGTTTTTTAAAGCTTTTAACTTATCGGCGTTAGTTGGTTCGGACATTAGTTTAATATTTTATTTAAAGCTTCAAGTTCCTTTTGAAGTTTAAAATATTCTTTCATATTTACCTTTTCACCTTGACGAATCATACTGTCCATTCTATAAAGCTGTTGCTGAATAGTATTACGCATATTGAGTTGTTGTTCGGTTGGTTTAGTTTTACTTATCTTTTCTATATATGATTTAGTGCCTTTTCCTGTCGGAACAGATGGAATTCCCTCTTGTCGTGGTCTTGGTTTAATAAACTCAAGCATGGCTTTATCGGTATCGCTCAAGCCCCCTGTATTTCTACCTCCTCTAAGCGGGAGTGGTATTTGTTTAGGTGAATCAATGTTGATCGGTCCACGTGGTCCACGTCTAGTGGTTACCTTCTTGCCTATTTTTGTTAATGGTGGGGTAAGCATACGAGACATATCCGTACCAACCGCGCCGTACATTTTACTCGCTCCCGCTGCACGGGCTCCTGGAAGGGGAATACCTAACGTCAACAGAGCTCCCGCAATCCCCAGTGCTTGTTTACCTTCAGGCGTATTGTAAAAATCTGAAACTGCTTGTTCTTGTTCTAGTTTCTGGTCAATTTGAAACTGTTGTTGATCCCCCAAGCTTTCGGATAACTCTTCAATTAATTCTGTTACTCTATCCATTTGCTAAGTATATGCTAAACGCTGACCATTTGAAAATGGTTAAACAAAAGTAAAGCAGTTAAACCTTTGAATGAGTTTCTTTGTTCGCGGATTATTTTTCATCTTCATTTTCTTCTTCCTCTCTACCGAATTCTCGATAGTATTCGATAATGGATAAGACATCGCGTAAATAACGTTTAAATTCTGCCATATTCATGGACAAATTTTCATAGTCCTTGCCCGTTAGTGAGTAGTACGCTTGCGGCGGTGCGTTGCCCGCGTCTAGTTCGGCGAGGTACTCGCGCATTAATTCAGGATTCATAACCTCCCAATCAATATCAACTAACTGTAATTCCATCGGAAGTGGTGGGTGATACATCGGGGGAATTTCTTGAAGAGTCCGAACCTCTACGGGGGCTACAGGTTTCGGAATAAGAGAACACCCACCTAAAAACATAAACAAACTACTAATCAGTAATAGGTTCTTCATCAAATTGCTCTGGGTTAGTTATTGCTATCAAATCTTCTTTCACGCGCAACGTACCTTTGTTCACGCGCGTTTGGATCAAGCCTGGTTTTGCTAACGCCAAACTGTCCATGTCGTGCTTAGCAAATGTGTTTCTTAGTTTTTGCACTTCCCTTTGGTTCTGTTGATTCTTTTGGGTAAGCGCGGTTATTTGTGCTTGGTTCTTTTGTTGGTCCTCTAGGTAATTTTTAATGGATTCATTTTGCTCGGCTATTTTGCCTTCCAAAACAATTTGGTTTCCTTTGAGCGTAGCCAACTGGTTGTTTAAATATTTTATATACACCGAAGATCCTGCCAAAGAAGCTACTAAGAGAGCTCCAAGAATCAAGTTTAATTTAAACCCCATAGCAAAAGTATATTCCAAAAAATTTTTTTCGCAAAATTTTTTTCACTAGGGACTTATTTGTAAAGTAGTTGCAAAAGTGAGGCTGAACCTAAGGTGGGGCGGAGGGTCAGGGTCCCAGTAACGCCTAAGGGGGTATAGGGGTTCAATAAAAGCTTTCTAAGCAACGATAATAATAGAGAGTTAGTTAGTGTTAGGTTAAGTTAAGTTAATGTGTTAATGGTTAGCGTAGGCAATAAAAAAGGGCTACTAGATAGTAGCCCTTTAATAGTTAGCTTAGATAATTAGCTTATAGTAATGTAGCCTTTATCTTCTAACTGACCTCTATAATAGCTAAAGATTTTTTGAGGTGATTGAACAGTCCTTAAACCATTCTCAAGTAATACGCTATTCTTACCCGTAGCATCATCGCCTACTAACTGTTTAATAGTTAGTGTATGATCTTTAGCCTTAACTAAGGTTTCTACTATCTTCTGAGCCTGAGGAGGTATATCAGCGCCCTTAGTAGATATTAATGTTACCTTAGCGTTATTATCAAAGCTTCTTACACTAGAAGCCTTATAATTTAGATCAATTTTATTTTCAGTTTTATTATTCATAGTTTTACTCTATATGAAGGCTATTATAGTTTAGTATTAAATAGTGCCTTCTTAACTATTTAATATATATAACTATATACTACTTTACTATTTAATACAATACCCTTTTACTTTTATTTACTTATTCTTTTTTATATAAAACGCCGTCGTCTCTTCGCCTTATCGTCTGTTCTTTTTTATATAAATGGAATCGTCTCTTCGTCTGTTCTTGGGTATGGGTTAACTGTCCTTGGGATAGAGTAGAGTGATAGAGTAGAGTAGAGCGATAGAGTAGAGCGACGATTAGACGAGAAGATCGAGCAAAAAGAAAGGCGACCGAAGTCGCCCTTCTCGATTAGTCTAACCGTTGTTGAAGTCGTCTAGCCAGTCGACCGCTTCCGCGTAGTCAACACCAAATGTACTTCTGTTAAACTTGTGGTTTTCCGAGTCGAGGATCCCTTGGGCAACCTCTGCGTTTTTGGTTTTTAGTTTCTTTTCCATCAGCTAATCACCTCAATGAATCCCTCATCGATCAGTCTACGATTGTAAAACTGCCAGATCTTTCTAGGTGTCTGGACTGTAATCAATCCCACCTCGTCTAGCTTTGAGTTCAATCCTGATTCGTTCTCACCAACTAGCTCCTGGACTGTTAGCGTGTGGCCTTTCGCTTTAACCAACGCTTCGACAATCTTACCTGCCTGTGCTGGAAGCTTCCCTGCTTGATCGGTAGTTATCAACCTAATCTGGCTATTACCATTGGTCCCTTTACCAACTGGTGCTTTAAAATTAGGATCTATCTTTGCGGTCTTTACAGCGTCGCTTTTCTGTATAGTTTTCTTTTCCATGTTATTTCTCCTTTCTTGAAAAAGTATTAAGCTTAATTACTTAATATATATAAGTATATACTACTTTACTTTTAAAATAAACCATTTAGCGAACTATAGATAAAATAATTTAACGATCGCGGAGCGCAAGAGGAGACGAAAGGACCATTTATTTATATAAGTGGAATCGTCTCTTCGTCTCTTCGTCTAGTCTTTGGGCACGGGTCGTGGGTCGTGGTCCGTGAATAGAATGATAGAGTAGAGTAGAGTAGAGTAGTAGAGTGGAATCGTCTCTTCGTCTAATCGTCTTGAGTAAAATCTCCCTCGATCACGTTTGACTCGGTTGCTCGCTTCTTGATTAGTTCTTCGAGTCGAGTGAGTATGTCGTCCTTGGACATCATGTCGATCTTCGCGGTCAGGATCTCGCGTCTATCGATGTAGAGTCCTCCCGCCTTGCCTCGATGAACCTCCGCTGTGATGGCGGCGGAGATTTGTCCTTGGTCCTTTGCCTCCTCCCGTAGGTCGTGGAGGGTGGAAAGATGGCTCTCCAGGGAAACTGCATCTCGCTCTGCGAGTGACATTTCCAACTCTATGAGGTAGTTTCGTACAACTGGGTTATGATTTAGTAGAACACTCCCCTGTGTCTTTGCACCCTTCCGATCTTTGGTATACCCTGCTTTAATAGCTGCTTCTGTAGCTGTTTGACCCTTCAAATACTCCTTACAAAACTTCTTTTGCTTCGAGTTGAGTGGTTGCCAAGTCTTACCGTTGGAATCTATATAGGCTTTCCCATCTTCGGTGGGTGTTAAAGATGTGTAGGTTAGTTGTTTCATAGAGTTCTCCCAATGTTATTACAATCGTATTATAAAACAAACTGTTTAAATACTTTTCTCATGCCCTCTAGAGAATCTTACCATACATTTGTAATAACTAATAGAAAATCTATTACTTTTGATCATCACAACAATCCAATGACCAAGAGCCTTGTAGCTCGATTCTATTAGTATATTAGAGATATTAGTAGTTTTGCGAAACTTTTTTCAAAAACTTTTTTATTTTACCAGATAACAATACTAATAGATTTAATAGAAAAAACCCCCGAAAGTCGTCGTAGTCAACAATCGGGGGTCCACTCGAGAGTGATCAGTGGTTCGTTATTCCCATCATAGAGAGCATCCGAATAGGTATCACTTTATCTTCGTTACACTTAGTGCAACACCTGCCGTTTTCCACGATCGGTTCGGCATTGTGTCCATCAGTCCAGTAGACCTCACCCTCTTTATCTTTGTGGTGATCGATTGCTCCTTTGCAGATATCACAGATCCGAGTAATGTTTTCTCCCATCATTGTACTTCTGCTCCCTTTTCAAAATGATCCTCATTAGCTTCCACTATTTCAGTATAAGCTTTTTGGAACCAATTTTGGTAATTTTTGCTATGGGGAAATTCGTCTTCTACTAAGTCATCACTATCGCGCATAACGACTTCCCAATTTTTAATCCAATAAACCCCGTTATCACCAGGATTTCTAAAATCACCATACCGACCTACTCCTAATGATAGAGTTCCCCCTATCGCGTTACCGATAACTTGCGTTAATCGAGCAATGCAATAATGGGCATCGTTACCTCGTATGCCAAACTCTTTGGCGGCTTTCAAAAAAGCGTCTACAGTATAATCACTGCCGTTCCAATGTAAGTAGATTGCGGGACAATTTTCTTTTTCTTTACGCTCATCATCGAACGCTATTACAGCTCTATTCCCCATCTTCACTCTCCTCACCTTTTGTTTGCATTTGCACTATATGACCTTTCTGTTGTAGACTAAAAGTTAAGTCCTCGTTCCTTTGGAGTTTGTAGGTAGTTCCGTTATGCTCCCCTGTCCAGTAAATAAAGTCCAAATTCTCTATAGCTTCGTAAACGCCGTCCCAGAAGTCTTCTCCTCTTAGGATAGGCGATATTGGCAAAGATACATAGTCTGTCTGTCTATAATAAGAATGATCGATTTTACTCGCTAATTGCTCACCTTCTGTAGAGAGATAGAGTTTATCTACTTTGTCAAACCCTTTCATCGTCGCTCTCCAAAACTTCAATAATATCAGTCACATAAACGCTTCCGATTTCATCAAATAATCCCCACTCCGCTGCTTTCACATCGACAAGTAAAGTCTTTTTAAGACCCTTTCCTTGTTTGATACTTTCCATTGCGATAGCTCGAGTTGGAAACCCTAGTTGTTTGGTCACCAGTTCGGTTCCCTTTTTAATATTTTCAATATTACTTATCATTTCTTTCTCCTTTCTTAATAGTTATTAAATAAGTAAAAACCATTATACCTTACAAAAATAGCGAAGTACCCCAGTTACTTTTTACCTGTACTGCCGAATCCCCCTTCGCCACGAGTCGTATGATAGCTAAACTCTACCACAGGGGACCACGACACAAACTCCACTGGCAGAAATACCAGTTGAGCGATTCGTTCTCCTACTTCTATGACATACGGCTCAGGATGACTAGAGTTGTTAGTAAGACTAACGATTAGTTCTCCTTGATAGTCCGAGTCGATGATGCCTACGATATTGCTTAAATGGATTCCCTTTACGCCCAAGCTAGAGCGAGGAGCGAGTAGACCACACATTTGGTGAGATCCCATGTTCATTTTCCACCCTAGTTTAAATTGGTGAGACATTCCTGCACCGAGTGATACTTCCTCTAAGGAACGCAAATCCATGCCTGCGGACCCCGATGTTGCATAATCAGGTACGCCGACTTCGTGTACTCGTTCGTCTAATATTATTATTTCAACTTTCATCACTCACCCTCCCCAAATATTTTCTTTTCATGGTCTAGTTGTGCTTCTGTTTTTTCTCTGCGGTTTTCCATGCTCCTAGAAAGATCTTCCATGATTAAATGGATCGTTTTATCCGATAAACTCGTATTATCGGCTTCTTTTATAAACTGCCCCTTAGGTGAATATATCGCAATTTTAATTTTTATTTCAAAATCATCCATTAGCTTTTCTCCCTGTTTATCCGTAAGTTATATCAATAGCGTTGAAATATATTTGATCTGAATTAATTGGAACACCCAACATATCGCATATATTTTTCCAAACATCTACACTTTCAAAATCATCTCTATAAAGAACGTGTTGCAGTTCTCTGCAATCTTTTTCGCAATCATTACTTGGTTTAGCCATAGTTCTATTTTTTATCGTGTACCAAGACCAGATTTAATGCTAATTCTTGATTGTTACAAATGAAATGAACGCACTCTTTTGTCGTGCCTTCAAAGGCTACCTGCTTATTATTCTTTATTACTTTAGCCATTAGTTCAATCCCTCCACTAACTCCCAATCTTCTGTAAATATACTTTCTCGTACTGCCCATTTCCAATCAGTCTCTCCTTGGTCTCCGTCATATTGTTTGGAACTTCCATCTTTAAACTCAACATACAAAGTCCCATACTTTATATGGTAGTCTTTGATATTGTCCCAATCAATACCTAGTTCTTCTAAATCAAAAGTAATAGGTGCTTCATAGATACACTCTATGTATCTTGGTTTGTGGTTATCAACATTCATCATTCACCTTCTTAGGATAAAAAACAAAAGTATCATATTTAAAGTTTGAAACATCAATTTCTAAACCAGCTTTTTGATATGCTTCCTTATCAGAATTAAGTTTATAACAAGTTTGACAAACTTGGATTTCATCTCCAAGTCTCCCATATACTTCTAACCAACCTTTATCATTACATACTTTACAATTACTCATCATTCACTCCCCCAGTTTATTAATCCCTGTTCTATTAAATCCATTGCAGTTCTACTAAACCAACCTTGCAGTTGCCAAGCCAAACCAGTATCAACTAAATATTGCCATGCTTGTATAATTTGATCTTCATCAGTAGGCTCAACAAAACCTTCTGCAATACCTATTGCTGTATAGCTATCCATCACGCTCTCCTTCATCATTCACCCAATCCGATTGCTTTTTATTGTTTAAATTGGAAATAACATCAACGATATGTTGTTGTCCCTGTATTATAGCAATTTTAGCTTCGGCTTCACGCAATCGCTTAGCCATTAACTCGTTAGCTTCTAACTGTGCCTGCATAAATTCTGCAGTGCTTTTTTGAAACTCTACAAGCTTCGACATATTCTCCACAACTTGGAGTAAGTTCTTTTCTACGGTCATAATATTCTCCTTTCTTTAGTTTGTTAGTTTGCCACTAAGCGATAAACTATAAAAATTCGCTTAGTGGACTTAAATTTTTTATAGCTATATTAATTATAGCTATAGGTTGGCGAATGTAAACGAGTATCACAGCTCCCTCACTATTGCTAATTTTTTACTACGACGATAAATAGAGCGACCACATTTAGGATCCAGGAATATGGTAGAATCTCGGTGTTCATTACCTTGATGGTCTTTATGTATTCGCTGCACGTGCTTAGTTTCTCTCCAGTCCACGTTGCTCGTTTTTAGTGTTTTTCGCAGTAGTTTGGCTTTTTTCGCGTTCATTAGTGAATCTTTTCCTTATAAATCTAATTTTCTATAGATGCTTATTGCTAGTGTTCTAGCCTTATCCCTATCTAAATCTTTGATGTGATCTTCTCCTTCCTCAGCAAAATATTGACTATGGTGAATCAATCCTTCAGGGTCGTCAGTTACTAATTCCGTAGCATAGGCTATTAGGTATTTTTCTTCTTGAGTTAGTTTTCTCATTATAAATAACCTGCAAGTTCTAGTCCAGGCTCGTCATAAAATGCGGTAATATTTACCTCTGGATAGAGTTCTCGCAATTTATAAATAATAGGTACTGGTGGTGCCCAAGCTGTCTCAAAACCATAGGTAATACTATCCTCGTTTTCGTAACTCTCTATCTGGTCTGAGTAAGAATTCCATTTAGTTCCCCAGTTCTCCAAACGCCAGTCGTACCAGTTATCGTGCCCGTGTTGTTTGCGTAAGCGTTTCGCTTCAAACGAATCGGGGTCTCCAGTGGGAGAGTCAGTTCCTTCTAGCTCTTTAGGCATGGGGATAATACTATTAAAATCAAAGCAAGTTTGTTTGCTCTCCAATTTTTCCTTAATTTCTTTTATTTGGTCTGGATCATCTCCGTAGATCTCGACCCTGTTGTAACAATGATTTGGCATATTTCTCCTTTCTTTTAGTTATACTTTTTTATTATAGTTACCAAACACGACAAAGTAAACGAGTATAATAGTAATACATTATGTCGCTTCGTCTGTTTTCTGTTCAATAAGTTGTTCAACAGCATCCATAACCCCGTTTATAAAATCTGTTTCCAATGAGTAATGGTACGAGCTGTCTGCTGTCACATGCGGATATATCGCTTTTGCAAGAGTGGTCACGTTTGTTTTAAGAGTTGTGCCGTCTCTTTTTTCTATATATATTGTTTGCATAGTATCTCCCATTTATTATTTGAAATAAGTGCATAGAGCAGAAATTACTAAAAAACTCCCCTATGCACCTATCCATCATTATACCTTAGAAAAGTAGCCTTCATCCACCAATCTTTTCGCATAGAATCGAAAAATTCTAAGCGGATCTTGACCAGTAGTTAAAGTGCCGTTCTTCACAGCAAGAGCTACTAAATCTTGGGCAGTGAAGCTTTTAGAGTCTAATTCGCTCTTTTTAGCCTCAGCCGCTGTAAGAATCAGCGCTCTCATCTGTGGAGTAAACCCTTTCGCTTCAGGCACAGTTCCAATGAACTTGTACAAAGTTCTTGCAGACCCTTTGCCTGTTTTGACAGGTTTAGGTATTGCAGTAACCTTTGCCTTGCTTATAGGTTTGCTCACTTTTTTTCTAGGTGTAGTCGTTGCAGTTTGTACTTGCATCTCTTTCTCCTTTCTTTGTTAATATTCTGCGTTTTAAAGCAGTCCAATATACATTATGCCCTTAAAGTTTACCAAAGTAAACGAGTATAAGAGTATAACTTAGTCTTGGTCAACATACGCTAGAGTTGGACCAGCAGTTATCTCATTTGCTTCGTCTATACACGCCCACAAATGTTTGCTACCTTCATTTCTAGGTATATCTTCCTCAACCTGTTGTATCAACTCTCCGAGTATTTTTGAATGCTCAGAAAGTTGAGTTACATGGTCTTCTAAATTTTTAATATAAACGTCCTTGTCTAATTCCTTGACCACTATTCCTTCCTCCAAATACGAACACCTGAAATTTCATTCTCTAGTCTGTAACGCAGAATGAATTTTTGTTCAGGGGTTTGTTTTTTACCGAAAGTTCTACTAGCTTGAGCTAGTCTGTTTTTCAACCTTTCCCCACTATCTCCTTCCTTCAATATTATAAAGATAGAGTCGCCTATCTCCATTTTCCCAAAAGGGTATTTAGTGCTAGATCGAGTGTCCTCTGGAAAGGGTACGTTTGAATCAACCATGATACCTGTTTCGACATCATATTGTTGTGTTATTAATTTTTCTTCGTTCATTAGTGTAGTTCCTCGTCTTCGTCCTTAAAGGCAACAATATTGTTGTCCTCAAGAAAATGTTTCCAAAACATCAGGATAAGAGACTTATCTATAGTCCCTTCTAATTCCTGACAACCTTGATCAATCATCGTGTTTGAGAGTACTCGAGCCAGTTCATGATGACCTGACTCGAATAATCCCACCCAAATAAGACCACAGAGCTCTGAATCCAGAACATATTCTTTAGGATTATTTTCTGGTGTCTCCGCCATTAGGCTGCCCTCTGTAGAGCTAGGTCTAAGGCTTTACTCTTACGATTAGCCGCAGCACCGAACCATGCACTATGTAGAGCGTTTCCTTCGGTTTGAGACTCGCGCAAATGATCTTCCACATAGGTAACTGCATTTAATGCTCCCCACCAAGTACCTTTAGAAGACTTCAGATTCGCTCCTGGAGAGCGTTCTAAGGCTTCTACTACTAAATTAGGGAAGGAATTAAACTGCTCTTTTAAAGGCGTTAATTCGCCTATAAGTTTACCTTCAGCTTTGAGTTGTTGATCACGCCTATAGTCAGCGATCATAGTGGGTTGATATATTTCCCCAACATAATCAAGAACATCTGCGTGTTTTGCTTTCTTTTTAGAAAGTAGAGTTGCAGCTTCTCTAAACTCGGTCATACGTTCTGCAGATAGACCTAGAGCCTCCTCCGCAGCTTGCATAACGTCATCACCGAACACTTTAACATGAGGCATACGGAAAGATGCCGTACCACCGTGTTGTAACGCCATTGTTAAAGTGTTATTACAAACAACTCTAACAGGTGTTAACTTAATGGTCATAGACCTACCAACAATATGTGGTTGGTTTATTAAAAGATAACCTTTTATTTGGTCGTCACCTGCCAACTCGAAATCCTCCGAGATTTTAGCTAACCCCCAAATTTCTCCGCCATCCTTTAAACTACCTGCAGTTTCCATAGTCATATGTCCTGCTTCGGTAAAACGTTTAAAGAATTTAAAGATATCTGAGTTTTGAATAGGTATGTAATCCCTACCGCAGTGGCTCAGTATTCGGTTATCAGAATCACGAACGATGTGAAAAGTATTCTCCGCTTGGATAATACCTACATCTTCGCTCCACTCAGGTGCGTCTAAAGTATAACTGGGTCGTTTACTAACAGTCCAGTTTAACTGTGCCGCCTCCTGCATTTCTAATGGCGTTAGGTTAGGGTCGACTTCGACACCCAATCCGTGCCAAGGTTCTTCCCCCGTCCAAGCCATTGTTTCTACTTGATGTGCCATATAATTTCTCCTTTCTAAATATGGTTAGTAGCACCATTGCTACTTTTACCATTATAGTGCCCAAAATTAAGAAAGTAAAGCAGTAGCAAGAGCCTCCCAATCGTAAGGAATGGTCATTGTTAAAAGAGCCTTCGACTTATATCCTTCATCAACAAGGTCTTTAATCCCGCTTAATCCATCTACATGGTAGAGTTTGATTTCATCATTTTTACGAGCCATTACGAAGACTTGTCCACCGTGTGATGCTCGTTTAGCAAGCCAGGATATTTGCATAGGGCGTAGAGTGAGTTTATTTCCCGAGTGGATTTCTTTTAATTCTACCCAAAACTCTTTGCCTTTAGAACAACCATTAACATCAGGAACTCCTGCTCCTGTCATTCCTGTTTCAATTCTTTGTAAATGTATCTGAGGTAGATTCTTCCTCATCAACAACCATAGATTCTTTTCTTTTGCCATTAATAAATATTCCTCGCTGATAACGTTTTCCATTAGCATATCTAGCTTTAGGGAGTTCTGTTGCAATAATCATATTTAACTCTCGAATGTCTTCTACTATACGAGGAGTATCAGGTAGAGTGTCAACTATTGATGCAACATTATTAGGTAGAGTGGTTATATTAACTGAGTTCTGGTTTCCAGAGGCGTCATTTATAGGATTATAGAAGTGATTCTTATTATTTTCATAAGTAAATAATTTCTTACAATCGGTAGAGCAGAAGTTTTCTTTTCCTATAAATAAATCCCCACAATGAGCACATGTTCTTCCGTGATTATCGTAAGCATAGAGAGGATAAAAAACAGCGTTTCTACATTCAACATCGCAATATAATCGTTTTCGACCATATAATTCTTTTTTACAAGATTTACAATACCCTTTTATCTCTTTATAAGACATACTCCTATCCTATAGGCGACCCCTCCTGAAGTAAAGCAGTAAAACAATCACCAATCCCACCCAGTATGTGGTGCCACCTTTTGATTATCCGCTGCTAACTTCACATCACGATCAGCTAACCATTCATCGAATGCTCTTTTTGTTTGGTCTGTGTCTTGGTAGAGTGCTTTGAGTTCTGTCCATTTATTACGAGCCACGTGAGTGCCATAATAATAGTCGCCCTCGCCAAGCTTACAACGTGTGATTATTTGCCACATGCGTTGTTTAGTAATGTCGTACTCTTTGCCTAATTCTTCGAGAGTTACTTCTTGTGTTATCCATTTGTCGTACATACTCCTGTATTTAATGGAGTTTTCTTTAGCTTTTTGTTCTGATATACCTTTCATTTTATTTCCTTTGTTTCGCCCCACGACTTACCTAGTTCTTGGTCCACTAATAGGGGAACTGCAAGCTCTACACAGTTCTCCATTATTCTTGCTACTGTGTTGGCTTGTTCAGTGTTCTCTATCGAAATATCTACTTCATCGTGAACTTGTAAGTGAGGAACTATTCCTTCCTCCCATAGGTCTAGCATAGCTAACTTTGTCATGTCAGCCGCAGAGCCTTGTATTAAACGATTTAATGCTTTGTAAGTGTATGCCCGTTTAAGGTCATCACCGTATTTTTCTCTTGCCTCCTCTAAGGGTAGAGGAGGAGTTCTTTCATAACGACTCTCCCATAAATCAAAACGGCATCGCCTGCCTGCAAAAGTTCTTATATATCCACGATCTATCGCTACTCTGGCACATTGATCTTGTAGAGCACGGATAAACGGAACCTTAGCGTGATACTTTTGAAACAGTTTTTCTGCGTCCAGATCATCTAGTCCGAGTTCTTTAATAAGTTTTTCCTTACCCATTCCGTAGCTAAGTCCTAGATTAATCGTTTTAGCCTGTTTACGAGGGATATTAGCCATGTCTGCTACTATCTGGTGGAAGTCTGCCCCGTGTTGTCTATACTCCTCTACGGCTTCCTTAGCCCCCGTTAAATGCATTTGGTTAGCGTAGTGTACGGTTAGTCTAGGTTCTTGTTGAGAGTAATCGAATACGCCCCATTGACACCCTTCCTCAGGAATGAATAGAGAGCGAATTAAATTACCTATCTCTGGATCTCTTGCAGGCACCTGTTGTAGATTAGGGTTGCTATAACTAAACCTACCACTAACTGTGCCTCCACGATCGTTACGCATAGGGTGTGCTTCCGCATGTATTCTCCCATTAAAAGAGTGTTCCATGATCATCTTATCAATAAATGTAGTCCTTGCCTTATTTAATTTCCTTGCCCTAACTATAAGTTGAGGCAATTCATGTTCATGAGACTCTAACCAATTCTTTTGGAAACTAGCCATACCTTTAGGAGTTCTAGGGTACCAAAGATCGTTTTTATCAAAAATATTTTGTAGAGAGGCATTTGCCCAAAGATTAACTTCAGCTCCGTACTTGCGTTTAATCTCTACTTGTATTTTTTGTTCTTCTTTTGATAGTTGCTCACTAACCTGTTCTGCTTTGTTTTCATCGACTCTCACCCCCCTCCATCTCATCTCAATAAGTAAAGGGATTAACCTAGATTCCATTGTGAGTATTTTGTCTAGGTTTTGTTCCTGGATTTCGATTTTTAATTTATTCCAAAGTTTTAAAGTAAGTGCTGCATCCTGCTCGCCGTAAGGTCCAACATATTTCGCGGGTAGTTTATACATCTCTGACTTAGGGTTGATTCCGTAAGCAAGTGCTGCATCTTGTAATAATGATTCATCTTTTTGTTCATCACAATAGGCGCTTCCTAAATTGTCTAAAGAATAAGAGAATCTGTTTTCATCAATTAAAGGTGCGGCAATAATCGTGTCTTGTATTGTACCTTTTACATCGATTCCTTCCCTCCGTAACCATCCCACATCATAGAGTGCGTTATGAAAAATAACTTCTCGAGTGTTAGAAGAAAGTAAAGTCTTCAACCAACGTAAAACAATAGTCTCGTCTAAATTCCCTCCGCCTTCGTGCCGAATAGGAAAATAACCAGACCAGTTTTTAGTTGCTACGCCTACTCCTACAACATGTCCTCGACCTGTAGCCCATCCTGGACCACACGTCGTTAGATAAGGATCATAAGTTTCTAAATCTATAGCCACTGTTTCATTCTCAGGAAACTGAGGAAAAACATCGGGCACAGACCACGAACTTTCTGGAGTAAACATAGGTTTTTGAAACATTATTTCTTTTTAACTCTCGTAACCTTAGTTTTCTTTTGCTTTGGTTTTTTGGATTTTGCTTTAGGAGCTTTGCCACCTACCCATGCTTCGTTCACGTCTGGAGTAGATTTATCATCTGCTACATACGTTCCTTTCTTAGTTCTAGCACGTTTTGGCTTAGCCTTAATAACAGGAGCGGTTTCAAACTTATCTAGTTCTACCTCTCCTGATTTTATAGCTTCCTCAACAATTTCCTCGTTCTTTTGTTTTTTAACAGGTTTATCGTTGGCTACTGCCCACTTAAAGAACCCTGTAACTTTTTTCCATAAAGACATAATTATATAACCTCCTCTCTGTTGTCTTCCACAGAATAATCAACGTCGTCAACTGTTTCAGCAGAACCAGTTACTGTATTTGCTAATATTTCGTTCTCTACCAGAAGTAAATATCTGCGTAGATCTCTTATATCATCGAGTAGACCTGCCTCGCCAATGTAGACTTCGCCCGCTTCAAAGATATCCCAACCATGCTTTTCAGACTGGTGTTCAATTCTATCGAACTTACGTGCCAACATCATAAAAGCACCGACGCCACCACGACGTTTCCAAGAGTCGCCATACGAGGTCTCAGCTTTTTGTAAAGCTTGTAGATCGTTTTGGGCAACCTCTTTCATTGTTTCCCATTTATTGCTCATGAGTTTCTCCTTTTTCCGCGTTATTTAAAGTGTACGAAGTGTCTCGTTTGCGGATCCAGTCGAAACACGCCGTCATCCAATCAAGCGCTTTTATTTTACTAACGGCTTGATATGAATCCATATAATTCCTTTGTTTGTGTTTAGTATAAGCAACCGTCATCGGTACCGCAATATCTTTAAACACAGGGTTCTCCCAAGTTGTATCGATTTGTATATCGTTGGGGTGATAATTAAAATACCTATATAATTCCCAGTGGAAAGTGTCTATATTAGTTATTAATGGGAAAGGCTTATATCCGTCTATAAGCAGGTCGTAGGGGTTCTTTTTATAGCTAAAGGTATAGGGATCTATCTCTAACACCTTTAAACGCTCCCAGACGTCGTTTAAATAGACGTGAAAGCTATCGCTAATCTGCCTATAGGTACCTATTTCTACGCCTATTGCTGTAGCTAAATACTCCTGTAAAACTGACATATGAACCACGTTAGCTCCATAGGCTCCCCAAACCATATCGTTAGAGCGACAACATACAGTCATGTTTAATTTGCCCTCTCGTATTTTGAAATAAATATTAGTATTACAAGGCACGTCTTTGCCGACCTTATTTAGATCCAAAATAGGATCCCACATTTGCAACACGCATCTCCTGTCTTCAGGATTTGTTTTTAACATCTGTATAATAATATCGAGTTGGTCTTTATTGAAATAACTTTTCCAACGCCAACCGTAAGCTCCCCATAAAGTCTCCCCATCGTCTGAGAAGTCTTCCATGCTTTTAACAAAATAGGTTAAGGGAGGTAGTTTATTACTGCCCTGCAACATCCATAGACTTTCTATGAGGTGAAAGAAAGGGTTAGCGTCTCTTTCTTTCAATAAACACACCCTCTCAAAAGGTTTGTTATAAACAGTGGTTACGGGTTCCAACGCCTCGTAAGTTGTGCCGTTTCTGCTCTCTTGTTCTCTAAAATTTGAAGAGTCTTGAAATAAATCAATGCCTAATAACAAGGCATCGTTTACATTTCTAGCATTTATAACTTTCATAAAGTGTCCTGATACGCACCTACTAATTCATAGACCATAGACTGTATATCTTCTTGGCTCAGTTGTGGAAGTTTCCTTTTTATAAAAGCAACCGCCATTTGTTCATTTGCTGCCACCTTTAAAAAGAAAGCCACTTCTAAAAACTGAGTGTAATAAATATCTATCAAATCTCCATGTTCTTCTAATAAAGAAACAATTCTTTCTTGCTCCTCTAGCGCTAGTTGGTTCATCTTGCCCATTTGCTTACTCCTTCTTCTAAATCTTCAACCAATGGAAGATCAGTATGTTTATAAATAGACCTTGTTCTTCCTTCTTTTTTATAAATACGTGAATATTTATCAAATTCACAAAGTCCCCCTTCTACTTCTCTCATCTCAAATTTGCTATGAGGTATGAGAGAGCCGTTTAATCTTTCTTCTGTTGCTATTTTCCATAGCTTCTGCATTTCCTCGTTCCAGTTATGAGTTTTCTTAGAAAAACCTAAGTCTCTCCTTGTTAAACGATTAAGTCCTCGCATGGCTCCTGGACCTGCATTTGCCCAAGTAAGTATGTCTTTAGCGTCTTCTAATAAATAGGTGTGTCTTAGGTCGGTTACGACTTCATAAGACATAAAAGGACCCATGTAAGGATAATCTTTTAAAAGACTCCAAGTATGTTCTAAAGAAGCATTACCTTCTTCTCGTCTAGTTTCTAGTACATCGATTAAATACTGCCTATCCTTCCACATGTGGGAGACACACTCAGCGACTCCTGTTACCTTATCCATTCGATTAGGTGTTTTAATGATGTAGGAACCAGTTACCCATTTATCCTGTTTAGTTATTTCTTCTATAGCCTTCTTTCTATCCCATTCTAAATGCAGGTTATGTTTAAGTAATGTTCTTCCTGTTTCTATGTAGTTAAACCATCTAAATATGACAGTAGCCATTAAAACTTCATGGCTATCTCTTAACGGTTCTCGTATATGCGTTTTAAACCAACGAGTAGTTCTATCATCTTCTCGAAACACTTGACAAAATTTAAACTCTTGAAGTATTGGGTCCTCTGTCCAAGGGGATTCTTCTTCAAGTTCCTCTTTTAGAACACGAATGTTCTCCCGTTCATGGAGCCAATAAAAGTATCGGTCTAATTCTTCTTCGTAGAACTCAGTCATTACTTCTTAATTAATCTCCATGCGCAGTTGTTAGCGTATTCTGGAAAAAATACTGCTGCCGCCATTCTAAAAAACTGTCTGCCATACCTTTCCTGTAACATAAGTAACTGTTCAGTGGTCCAAACAGGACTACCACCAGAGTGTTCCAAGTTTTTCATAGCTTTCTTTAAATTAGGCAGTTGTATAAACGTTCCTGTTACTGACTCTATGTGGAAGTTTCTTTCTAGTTCTTCTTTAAGCTCTTGAAAGCCCCACTCATACACATGGTCTTCTGGTAGTTTATCGTTTGACCCGTCGTGGTTAGGGGTGGAGACATACCCTATAGCGTTGGGTCGCATAACCCTAGCTACATCATCTAACCACGCAGGTACAAACTCTCGACCCATGTGTTCGATAACTTCAGTAGACCAGAAAAAGTCTATACTTTCGTCCTCTAAATCAAACACAGGATTAACTGTTAAATCTTGTATTCTTATTTCACCATTAAAATTCTTAAACCATGTTGCATCTTTTAATGGTTCTCCTCCTGTAGACCAGAAGGGATTTTCTAATTCACACGCAGGATCTATATCATATCCATAATACGAACGGATAATATCCGACTTCTTGACCACATACGCCTTATATAAATTTCTAAGTGCCCAACACTCTCCGCAACCAACTTCTAAAGTATCGAGAGGTCTACCTAAGACTTTCGCTTCTGTTATGCACATAGAAGAAATCTTATCGAAACGGCTCATGTGAGCGAGTTCGTCAGGTCTCCAATTTCCTAACACCCCTGCCGAAGCAAGATCCATTCTTGTATTTTTACTGTCGTTTTCGTTGACAGTTAATTTTTTTCTTATAGATGACATTTTTTTCTCCTTTCTTTTAAAAAATTACCAATTTACTTTATCTTACAAGTATATGCAAAGTAAAGAACTTTTACATCTGATAGCAGCGCGTTGTTTTGGGCTCTATTAGATATAAGTTTTTCTTAGTTCGCGTTACACCTACATAGAAAACTCTGTTTTCATCATCAGGGTTTTCTTGATAGTTTTTATAAACTCTTGTTGTTATATCGGTCAGCAACACTACGTTGGTTGCTTCCCCTCCTTTAGCGGCATGTATAGTGGATAGCCGTATTCTAGGTTGCTTAGTGATTTTTTCTCCTCGTCTAAGCATGGCTCGTATGTAGCTAAGTTCTTTAGGACTTAATAATGTAAAAACATCGTACCAGTGTCCGTCGGGTAAATCAGGAAACTGGTTCTTTAAATCTTGATACTGTAGTGTTATATCATTATCTAATAGATCGAGTTGTTTAGAGTTTTCTACCTTAATGTATTTGATAATATTAACACACTCATTTAAAGGTATTGCTTGTCCTTTTCGTAGTCTTTCCCAGTAAATCACAGCCCTCACCTTACTTTCTGGAATACTTGGTCTGCCTTTCACCTCAAAAAACCACCCCTCATTTCTACAATATTCGTCTACGCCCTCTAACAAATAATTAGTTCTCGCTAAAACTAACCACTCCCCGTGTTCCATGTTAACTAATTCTATGTTCGGCTCCCACCTAACCATGCCCTCCTCCTTTCTAGGGTTCCACTCTTTGTATATCCTGGACCTTACTTGTCCAATACATTGTTTGGCTACCTTGTGAACAGAAGAAGGTACACGGTAGGACTGCTTTAAGACAAGAGCATTTTTAGAATTATTTATTAAATAATCTACATCGGCTCCTGCCCATTTATAAATGGCTTGGTCATCATCCCCCGCCACATAAATACGATCAGCTTTCTCTGCTAACTTACGCACAACCTTCCACTGTAATGGAGAAAGATCTTGAGCTTCATCAACAAACATAACATCTAATTTAGGCACGTCGCCTTTTTCAATAAACATCTCAAGCATATCCGTATAATCAACTAGCAATCTATCTTCTTTAAATAACTTTAACCCTCTAGCATAACGTTCTAATTCAAACCAACCGACAGCGTCTTCTACTTCGTGCCATTGATCTTCTAAAGGAACATTTCTCATACGGGCAAGGTTTTCTATAAAAGCCAAACGATCATCATGCGTCATGCCAAAGATATGCCCTTCGTCTGAGGTAGTTCTACCTGTTAACCTTAAATTAAGTTTCTCATTTAGATCGGTTATGTCTGATCTACTTATTACGCTTTCCCTCGTGAGACCTAATTGTCTAAACGCTAAAGAATGTAGAGTTCTAAAGAAAGGTAGGTCTTTGTTGGAGATATTAAACTTACGCATAGCTCTTTCTTTTCCCTCATTAACTGCCTTTTTAGTGAAGGTAAAAAATCCAATTCTATCAGGTTCTGTACCTTTTTCTAATTCATCTTCGATTAAACCAAGTAAGGTACTGGTTTTTCCAGTTCCAGGAGGTCCAAGAATAACTTGTGTGTGAATAGGAAGCGTCATAGTCCCGTTCTAAATGTCAAATTAATTCTCTGTCCTGTATTCTCCATCGCAGGGATTGAGTGGGTGCTGTTCATTTGTGAATGACCATCAAATATATAAACGTCTCCATGTTCTATCATGTAGTCTGTTTGATTCATGCAATCGTCCATTCCCTGTGTGTCTATCTCGCTTGTATTACTTTCTTTTTTAATATCTTTATCGAACTGTCGCCACTGTAATATTCTAGCTGAGCCAAAAGAAACACCGACTACTAAATCATTTAAGGTGGGAACTGTATCAGAGTGGTGGGGTATACTAGAATCACCGCCCTCGTATAAACCACACAAACAAAAATTAAATCGTACAACTCTTTCAAGTTCTTTGGAGACCAGTAGTTCTGTCGCCATTTTTATGAGTTTCATTTCTTGTGTCCAAGCTTCGGGCTCATATTTTTTACCTGCATAATCAAAGGTTGCCGTGCCATAACCTTTAGTGGGTCTTCCTTGTACTTCTCTACCGTCGAATACTCGGATAGTCGGTTCGTCCCAATCGGTTATCTCCACGTTATACTCTTTCAGAGCACCTTTTATAATTTTCATCATTTGTTTTTTGCTTGTTCCTCTAGCCAAGCATGAATTCCCTTGTCCCAAACCTCTTTAGTTACTCTCACTCCGTTAAAACGATAAATCATTCCTTCGTCAGCCATGTTTTGAGTAACGTCTTTAAAGTTCCCTACGTCCTTATCCAGAAGATCGTAAATCAGTTGTTGTACTAACTCTTTAAGTTCGTTACGCGTTAGTAGTTGTTTAGAGTGTTTATTGTGATAAATATTACTTAAATGATTTCTTTCATCATCGTTTAACTCTATAGATACATTGGTTTTCATAATAAATTATCCTTAAATTCAGGTAAATCGTGGGGCTCGTCTTGAGCTTTAAATTCTTCAATAAACCAAACGTTAACGCCTCGTCCTTTGATATTAAAGAAATGAGGCTCACCGTGTAGCTGTTTAAGTTTAGAAGTTAGCCTATTTCTTTGATATTCTTTAAAATTATTTCTATGTAAATACTCCATCAAATCCCCTAGTCTAAAATAAGTTTTTCCGTTATCTGTCCAAGGTTTGTGGAGCAATAACTCATCCCTTTCCCTAGCGGGTCGTTCAGTACAAAAGTTTTCTAATAACTCTAAGAAATGTCCTTCAGTAGAGCTTTCTTTTGGTACTTCTACCACCGTTAGAGAATCTAAAAGTTGTTGAATAATTTGTCGCCAAACATTTTCCTTAACCTTCGGTGGGATTTTATTTAAAGCGTCCATACATTTGCGTTGAAATCTATTTTGGTTTAGTAGGTCATCTGTTTCTAATTCTAATCGACCTCCCTCTACATCCAGGAACCAAATAGGTGGATCACTATCCTGTTTAGTTAAGTTACTAAACAAGGGCGTTCCGCCATTGGCTCCTATACCAAACTTACGCGTTCGACATAGAGAACTGTTACAAAAACTAGCTATAGGTTGATCGTTACATCTATAAAAATAATCTTTTCTCTGTAACTGTTTACCTATCGTTAAAACCTCTTGCGCTCCTAATGGGGGTTGCATATATTTAATGTTCATTTCCTCTAAACGTTTTTCCCAATCGTCTGGAAATTTCTTTCTAAGAAACACTCCTAAATTAAATAATCCTGAGTTCCTCGTTCCTTTAGGAAAGCCTTGTACAACTAAATGCTGTAAACAAGGAGGAGCTTGGTCTAACCACTCCATAGTCTCGTTCAAAGGACTTGCCTCTAATGCTTCTAGTGCAGTAGGGGTTAGTTCTAATTCTTTAGCGTAGTTTAAAAATTCTTCTGGTGTTAACGCCTCTCCTTCCTTACCGTAGGCGTATCGTGTAGAGTTTTCTCCGCCAAAATAAGGCATATTAAGGGTACTCCCTCTATCTCCCCGCTCTAATAATAGTTGTGTTTGTTTCGGAAATATCTCTGCCTGTCCGTAACTTATTGCAGCAGCAATTTGGCGTAGTTTTCTTTGTAGCATAGAAGCAGCAACGGGTTCAGTTATAAAGATATAAATATGTGCCCCGCCACTTTTGCTTCTACAAACTATGAGCGGTAAGTTTTGTTTTGCTATTCTTACTGCAAGGTCTTTTAAATCTAGTTGATATTCATCAACGTCTACAGCTCCCCAGACACAGCTATTGTTTTCGTCTATGGGTACAATACCCACACTTTGATGACCAGACAAGTGGTCTTCCCATAACTTTAGAACATCTTTGTCGGATAGTTCCTTAGATATAGTAATATTTTTTCCACTTGCCTTGCCGTCTTCTCTAGTTTCATTATTAGCTGTGAAGGTTCCGTACGCTTTGCGTAATCCTGCATACCGTGCAGCAAACTCCTCCGCTAACGACATTTAATTTCTCCTTAAATAATGTCGTCAACTGTTCTGTCAGGAGTTACTTCATCGCGTTGTTGTTCTTCCTTGACTTGAACATCACCTGCTCTAGCCGCCGCCATGAAATCTCTAGCAACTTTAGCAACTTCAATGCTCGTTGGACCCTCTTGGTTAATAGAATAGCCGTTCCATGTACCTTTATCATTAGACTGCGTAGTAGTAGTTAAACGATAAGTGTAAGCGAACATAGGAGCTTCAACTGATTCTCCTTTGCCATTTAATACCCTAGCCATTCTAAGCATAGTTAGCCACTTCCTCGATACTCCTAATTGGGTGGAGGTAAAAGTAAGTACTGCCTGTTGTGGTTCGGGAGCTAAAACCAACACAAAATATTGTGCTGTCTCTACTATCTCGTTACCGTCAGCTGTGTAGAATCTCCTAGATTCTTCGTCTCTGGTACACTTAGAAAGTATAGAAATATTATGATTTGCGTTAACAAAGCCTCCTCCTTTTTCTCTAGGAATCCATTCTATGAACTTCTTATTATAAGCACATGGAACTATGGAGATTCCCTCTTCTCCTGGATAGACTTCATTAGTAACGGTGTTATACAGGTCTCCTGCACTCGCACCTTCAACATATTTTCCATCTTGTTTTAGTAATTGTGGAGACATTGGTTGAAGAACTCTAATAAAGGGGATCGCAAAATCCTCAGTTGTAGTTTCTTCTAACCCTGTACCACTTGACAGTAAACTATCATCAAAGGTAGATACTGCGGTTGCCTTTTTCTCGGCTATTTCTTTTTTATCTTCTGCCATAATTAATCCTTCTTAATAACTGCTTTAGTACCTATATAGATACCAAAGGGCTCGGTTGGTATATCGTTCCCCGAAGTAAACTGCTCTTTTACAAAAGCTTTTAATGTACTCGGATGAACACTCTGACGTACTTCTGGGGATAGTCCACGAGATTGCAAAGCTGATACGGTTTGCTCAACCACTTCACTTTCCTCACGACCAAACTTTAAAGAAACTTCATTCTTTATTAGTCCTTCGTGTCCGTTTTTCATTAACCAGTTATACGCTGTTTCTTGATTCGCCTTCGATATGTGAGCGTTATAAAACTCATTAATAGTGATATTCTCACCAGTGCTAAGTTTTATTTGAGTAAGTCCTGCCGCTTGCATAGCGTCAGGTAACTCTTGCTCTGAAGTTGTACGAAACTCTTCTTTCTTAGCTTTTAATGCAGCTTCTAAATCCGCTACTTCTGTAGCAAGTTGAAGTTGTTTATTAGCTAATGCAGAAACAATAGAAAGTTCTCCATCAGAAACTTCGTTTGTCCATTCTTGGACATCTCCGCTTCCGACTAGATCTTCAAAGGTTGGTTTTTCATTCATCTATTTCTCCTTTCTGATGTAGGTCAATATCTACAGGATAATAAAGTCCTTCCTGTCTATCCCATTTAAGAATACTATATCGACCTCGATTATAAAATGCAGCGATAGAACACGCTACTCCAATGGCGGCGGGATCGCCTATTAATAATAAGTAATCCTCCTCCTTATAGTCCTGAAGAATACTCTTCATTCGTCTTATAGAAGGAGCAGCACTTAACATTATTTGTGTGTTAGAAGGTAAAAGAACTTCAAAATCTCCGAACTGACGTGCAGAGGCGATATTGCGTCCTGGAACTTCTTGTACGACATATACTGTCACTTTTTTCTCCTTTCTTATTTCTAGCTATATAAATATATATACCAATTCCGTCAAAGTAAAGGATATTATTTATATATAGTTTTTTAAAAGAAAAATTTTATCTCAAAAATTTTTCAAAAACTACTAATATCGGTAATAATCTAATAGAATTAGAAGAAATCTCAGTGTTTTAGAGGGTTGCAATCTATTAGTTTTCAAAACAAATCTATTAGAAATGGTTAATTCTATTAGAGGGCACGAGAAAAAGATTTAGTTTGGGCTATATTTTACCTAGTTTGTAATATATCCTACGTTATTAGAAATAGAAATTAGAAAGCAAATTACATGCAGTATAAGTTTAAAACAAAACCTTATAAGCACCAACTTGAATCCTTAAAAAGGTCGTGGAATAAGCATGAGTACGCATATTTCATGGAAATGGGGACAGGTAAGTCTAAGGTTCTTATAGATAATATTGCTCTATTATATGATAGAGGAGGTATTAATGCGGCTATTATTGTTGCTCCAAAAGGGGTTTACAGAAATTGGTCAGAGAAAGAAATACCTGCTCATATGCCTGACCATGTGTTAAGGCACGTGGCAGTATGGAATCCCGCACCAACTAAAGCTCAGAAGAACGAATTGGTAAAGCTTTTTGATCCAACACAAGACCTTAAAATATTGGTTATTAATGTAGAAGCGTTTAGCACTAAGAAAGGAGTAGCTTTTGTTGAGAGATTTATCTTAGCTCACAATGCTTTATTAGCGGTTGATGAGTCAACAACTATTAAAAACCCCAAAGCACAGCGTACCAAGAACCTATTAAAATTAGCGATTAATACTAAATACCGTCGAATTTTAACAGGTTTCCCTGTTACGCGATCTCCTTTAGATTTATATAGTCAATGTTCTTTCTTGTCTCCACAACTATTGGGACATGCTTCGTACTATTCTTTTCAAAATAGATACGCACAACTAATCAATAGGAAAATGGGAACTAGATCATTTAGACAGGTTGTTGGTTATCAGAATTTAGAAGAACTTACAACAGCATTAGATTCTTTTTCATACAGGGTTTTAAAGAAAGAATGTTTAGACCTCCCCGATAAAATATATCAACGTAGGGAAGTGGAATTAACTCCTGAACAAAGGAAAGTTTATAAAGAACTTAAAGAGTATGCTATGGCGGAGTTGGAATCTCACGAAACGGTTAGTGTTACTTCTGTTCTTACTCAAATACTTAGGCTACATCAAGTAGTCTGCGGTTTTGTCAAACACGACAACGGCGAAGAAGTAGAAATTAAAAACAACCGTTTAGATGAATTAATTGATATTTTACAAGAAGTACAAGGCAAAACTATTATTTGGGCAAACTATCAATACGATATTAAACGCATATTAAAGACACTTCACAACATAACAGGAGTTAATAGTGTAGCTACTTATTACGGAGAAACACCTGACGAAGAACGACAAGAAATAATTCGTCGTTTTCAGGATCCTAATTCAGAACTACAGTATTTAATCAGTAACGTTCAAACAGGGGGTTATGGTATTACTTTGACAGCAGCGAGTAATGTTATTTATTACTCTAACAACTATGATTTAGAAAAACGTTTACAGTCAGAGGATCGTGCACACCGTATAGGTCAAGACAATAAAGTTACTTATATTGATTTAGTGGCTAAAGGAACTGTTGATGAAAAGATTGTAAAAGCTTTACGCAACAAACTTAATTTAGCTCAAGAAGTTCTTGGCGATGAGAAGTGGAAAGATTGGATAGGCTAAAGCATCTTAAACTTCATAACATCATCTATAGCTTTATTTCTAGCTTTTATCTCATCATCAATAGTATCTATGACTCGACTAGTAAAATCTATTGTTTTGTCTTTATCAGAAACAGCTCTACCCGTTTGACCGTGTAACTTAGCCATAGCCTCAGCTAATCCTTGTTCTTGTATCTCAGGTTTTTGTAGATTTTCCATAATCATCTGTCTTAATACGTCTGTGTCTGAAATAGTTCCACCATTTTCTCTATATAGATAACGACCGTCTTTAGCGGGGACAGGAGCACTTTCCGCACTTGATATTAATAATTGTTTAGCTGTGTCTAAGATAGCTACTGCTGTTGCTATATCTCCCTGTGCTCTACCTACAACCGCTTCCGCTAACGCCATTGAATCTTGTTCAATAGACATGCCTCCTTCCTCAGGCATGGGGGCTTCTTGTGGAGGCATTCCTCCCGCAGGAGGCATGGGGGCTTGCTCAGCCATTGTTGGTGGCATGGGGGGAGTTGAAGGAGGAAGCATAGGGGTACCTCCTCCTCCTTGTGGTTGAGGCATAGGGACATCTGGTCTACCTCCTGCCATCATAATATTTGTTAAGTCTTCTATTCCTGCCATTATTATCTCCTTGGTCTAAATCCTCTTTGAAAGATTTGGGTTGTTAGTGTATCTTGTTGTGGGGTTGTTGGCAACTGACCTATACCTTTATTTAAAGGACTGTTGCTCAAATACATTCCATGTTTAGCTCCATAAGCTATGGGTCGAAACTCAGGAGAAACTTTTAATTCTTCCTCTCTAGTAGGCTGTATTATAGGCGGTCTTTTATTATCTTCGGGAGGAGGAATAATTTGTGGTAATGGGGGTGGTCTTGTAAATCCAGGAGCCTGTCCAAACCTATCTGCACTCATTGCTTTTAATAAAGGCTCTGTTCCGCTTTCTGTTGAATACGGTGTATAAGGATTTTTTAGTCCCTTACCTGTGTATATGTTGATTGGTCCTGTAGGGTCTTGAGGCGGCGGCGGAGGCGGCGGAGGCGGCGGAGGCGGAGTATCGTCTATAGGAGGATTAGCTATCCTACCGTCATCCCATGGAGGTTCAAAGCCATACTCTCCGTTACCTGCAACTCCCTCAAACACATCAGCATAAACATTAGTGTTGGCAGGTGGTGTTGGTAGATCAATGACCGCATTAGGAGGACCTTGCTCAATAGAAAATCTTTCCTCATTAAATACATCTTTTTTAAAATCAGGAAGAATACCAACACTCGGTAAAGAAGCGATCCCTTGCTCTGCTTCCGTAGCCATTATATTTTTATAATCCGCTACATCAGCCTCATACTGATCCGTCGCATTATTAAGTGCTTCGTTAGCATCTTTTCTTAATGCAACTGCGTCTGTTAAAGCAGGAGTTATACCCTCATCTGGTTGAGACGAAGCAGTCATTCCTTCTATTTGTTCTTGAAGATCTCTTATCATCTCTCTAAGACCTGAATCATCATATTCAGAAATGCTTCCTATTCCTTGTTGGTTTTGAGCGATCAAATCTCTAATTTCACTATCATCATATTGAGGAATTTGAGGAATATCCCCTATCATTTGTCTTAATTCTGAATCATCATATCCAGGAATGTTCCCTATTAAATCTTTGTTAGCTTGTATTTGTTGTTGTAAACCAGACGGATCAAATTCAGGTATTTCTCTGCCTTCAAGTGCTGATAATCTATCCCTCACTCCAGAATCATCATAGCTAGGTATATTAGATATACGATCACTCAATCCAGCAATACCCGCTTGTAACTGTGATGGATCGAATTCAGGTATTTCTCTACTTTCAAGGTCTAAAAGTCTATTTTGCAAAGCTGAATCGTCATATCCAGGAATGTTTGCTATCATTTCTCTTAATTCTGAATCATCATATCCAGGAATGCTCCCTATCATTTCTCTTAATTCTGAATCGTCATAAGTCATTGGAGTATTGTACATCCTAATAGATGGGCTATCTTCCATTAACCTTCCGATCCCTCCCTTCACTCTAATCACCATTTAGTTAGCTCCTACTAATTCTTGCATTTCTGTCCACATATCCTTGTTTTCTGGATTTCTTTGTTTCTTTTCTACAGTGTCGTAATATTGTAATTCGTCTCCGATATCTTGCAGTGTTCCAGAAGGGTCTCGACCTGTGGCTAAGCCATAAGACGTGAAAAAACGAATCATACTTTTCATACTTTCTCTGCCTCGCATCATATTCATTACTCGATTAAAAACGTCTTGATCTAATAACATCTCTCCTAGTAGTGTTTTTGAATTGTTTGATTGTCTGTTTGTAAGAGCCGTTATTCGTCTACCTGTTTGGGTTAATGGAGCAATTAACATTCTTTGTAAAAACCTAGCTCCCTCTATATTTGAACCTAAACCATATTCCCCTGCTTGCAGTTCTTTAATAATTTTTTCAGACGGTTCTGCTCCCAATTCTCTTTGAACCATACTATTTAACACTTTTAGATTTTTTATAAACTCAGGTCCTTCTTTCCCTAATAAAGGGTTCATAAAACTTTCAAAAGTTAATCGCTCACCTACAACATCTTCGGGACCAAAACCGTCAGTTAATAATCTATTTAAGTCGTCCGCCTCAAGCGCCCAACCGCCCCCTCTTCTCGGTTTTATCATGTTTTGCATAACATATCTTTTAGTAACTTGAGCGATTTGTTTTTGTAGTTCAGGGTTATCTTTTACTAAATTTCTTAAATACTCAACATCTTCTAAAACACGCCCAGATTGTTTTGTAGTTCTTCCTGTCGCTAATATACTTTCAACAATATTAGTTACTCTTTTATCAGGATCTACCGTAGCTAAACCAAAACGCGCTTCTATCCTTGCTATGTCTGTTTCTATATTATCTAAGGTTTTTATAACCTTATCATTAAAAGATTTCACAGTTCCGAAGCGAGACGTAAACTTCTCTTCTCCAAAAACTGATTTTAACGTTCCTTCGTGATCTTTAATAAATTGCCTGTAATCTTTAGCTATTTGGAACGGTGTTTTATTAGGCGCATCTAAAACTTCTCGTTGTATGTGTGCTGTCAAACCCTCTTGTAACTGTAAAACCTCATCAGAACCTTCTTTTTCTAATACTTTCATTAAATCAGTCATAGGAGTGTTTGTTCTACTGCCTTTTGCTGTTGTGTTAAATACATACTCAGCAATCTTTTCAGGTCGCTGCTGCTGTATGATTGATCGTATAGCCTCACTGTTAGAAAGTCTTAAAGCTTCGGTTTGATTTTTCCAAGCAGCTATTAAATCTTCTCCATAGTCATTTGCTCTCATCCAATCTCTTAATGCTTTAGTTTGAGTAATCTTTATTCCTGATTCCGCAGAAGCTCCTTCTTTTAGAAGTTGATTCATTTGTTTTTCTAATCCGCGTTCAAGCCCTCTTGCATATTTTGCTATTCCTTTTTTATGTTCAGGTAAATTACTAGCAAAATCATTTAATGCAACTCTAGCATCGTTTAATTCTTGTAAAGTAAAACTAGGGGATTCAAATTGTCCTTTTTTCCCTATTCCTCTTAATCTATTTAAGATGGATTTAGCTCCTGTTGGTAGTTGTTGGAATAAACTATCAACAGCTTCATCCCCATCAATACTTTTGAAAAGTTTAGTGGCGTCTCCTTTGTTAGCGCTTAACCAATCTTGAGTGGGTTTTCTTGTATAGCCCGCTCCTGTTTTTAGATTAGTGTACCGTTCATTACTTAACGCTTTTTGCCAATCTTCGTTAAACGGTTTAACATATGATTTTCTAATCTCATTTAATCTGGTTTGGAATCTCTCAAATATAGGACCACTAGACGCTTCTGGATTATCTACTTGTTTAATTATCGCGCCAGCAGCAGCGGCATCTTCCGCCCCGCCTACTTGTAATCTTACTTTATCGATCATCTCATAAGCTTCGTCAGTAAAAGCGTCTATATCTTTTTGTGCTAATACCCTAAGACCTTCTGAAACAGTTGCTCCTGTGGCGGGTCCTGTAGGAGACGGACCAATTTTTTCCCCTAAGACTCTAACAAACTCATCGATAACCTTTTTATTTCCTTTCTTTATTTCCTCATAGAGTTTGCGTAATCCAGGATCATCAGCGTATTTTAAAAATAATGTTTCTAAATCAGCTCCTGATTGAGTTCCTGCTTGTGCGGGCATCGTAGGGTTATACCCTTCTTTTGGAAATTGTGCTCCGTATCTATCCACTAAGTCTTGTATTTGACTTCTTATTTCTTTTACAGAAACTTCGTCTCCGTATAACATTCCTGGACTAACAACGTCTTCTCCTTTTTCCCTCGCCGCAGCATCTCTATACGCCTGATCTATTTCCTTCAACATTGCGGGAGGAACATCAGTTTTAGTTACTGCTTTCCAAGTTTTTATAATAGCATCCGCACTCAGACCTATCGCAGCAGTTCCTGCAAACGCCCACGCTCCCACAACTCCTGCTTCTTTTAACATTTCATCAGGGTCCATATCGTGCGCACCCATTTTATAGCCTGCCACTAACCGTAGCCAGTCGCCTGCAGTTGCGCCCAATGCTGCCGCTCCTGAAAGTCCTAGAGTTTTTCCAGCTTTTTTAAAAAGAGTTTCCGACGCAGCACCTGCAGGAGTAAATTTTCTTGCTGCCCAAACAGTTAAACCAATATCTCCTGCGATTGCAGGCGCTTCTTGTACTAGAAAGTTATAAACATCTTCTCCAGTAGCGTACGGCGTATTTATTAATTGGAAATCTTCCTCTCCTTCTGGTTTATAAAGCACACCTAAAGAAGGATCACTTGGATTTATATATCGATAGTCCCCCTTTAATCCATGTTGTTCTCCTACAAGTTTAATTTGTTCTGCAGTCATGTTACGAGGACCAAAAGCTAATTTAGTTCTAAAAGAAGCCCCTTCTCCAAAATCATCAAACTGTAATTCGTTTCGAGGATCGAATCCTTTTGCAGCTATTTTTCTTGCTCGGTCTATTCCCCAAGGCTCACTAGGAGGAGGTGATGGAGGTCGGTTATACCGTAATTGATCCATTTGTCTTCTTTCTACACCTTCAGGACTATTCCATTCATCTAATCTTTGCATATATTCGGGGTGAAACTCACGCATATCGTATTCGATAGGAGCTCGGTTATATGGTGCTACTCTTGTTTCAAACTGTTTTGTCATAGCTTGTTTTATTTTATTTATATCTGAAGGAGTATACAGATTAAAAGATAAAGCTAAGTCGTTTAAAGAAGGATCCGCTAAATGAGCCGCCAGTTCTAGTTCTTTAGGTGATAACAAATCACCGTAAGTAACATTAGGATTATCCTTTAGTCCACGAGCAGCTAATTGGTCTGCCACGCGCCTTCTTTCTTCGTAAAATTGATTTTCTTGTTCTTGTGGGGTTGCCATTATTAATACAGACTCTCTAGTTCGTCTAAATCCTTTTGAAGTTGTTTACGGGGCTCAGTTCTTTCAGTACCCATTTCCCTTAACTCTTTACGTCTTGTGTGTTCTCGGTATTTTTTAATATCTGGAATATCTCCAAAACGTTTATAAAAGTCTTTAAATTCATAGTTTGCAGCGTCTAACCAATCAGGTTTTCCATTAACCGTAGGAGGGATCCAATAACCCGCGATAATTTGCGTGAATTTTTCGTCATCCAATGGATAGCGCCCCGTTGTTAATCTATTTTGAGAAATTGCTCCCCTTATTGTATTATCTGTTGAGTTTACTAAGGTATCTACAAAACCCAATAAATTATCTTTAGCGGTTTGTGCGTCTTGCGTAGCGCCAAAACCTACCATTTCTAAATGGAAGGCTAAATCTTTATCAGATAATGTTCTGCCCGTTTGACCATTAGCCGCCGCAGCCATATAAGCTAACTGTAGCATAGTTGCTCTAGTTCGTACGTTGTTATACGCCATATCTCCTAAAGAAGCTTTGAAGTTAGTTCCTGGATTACCTTCTTCGAAAGCTTGCATAGCGGCTTTCATTTGTGCGTCATCCCCAGACTGTATAGCTTGATACAAACGTTTAGCTAGTTGACCAGAACCTTCTCTACCTATAGACCCTGCTGTTCCATCACTTAAATCATCGGCATCAGCAAAAGCATTTAATACATTACCTCCCCCCATTAGTGCACCTATTTGTTCAAAATTAGCTGTTGCACTGTTAAGTAAATTTCCTATACTGGTTACTACCGTTAATGGTTCTTGAGTTGGATCTGCTATACCCGCATCAAACATTTTAATAGCCTCGTTTGCTAAGGTTACCGTTGATATTAAAGCTGTGTCTTTTGCATTAAGTTCTACGTCAGCTTTCATCAGCTCTTGTAAGCGTGGGTCTTTTAATTCTGAAGCTAAACTCATACTTGGTTGATATTTTTGTTCTATCCAATTACCCTCCAATGCTTTTATATTGGTATACCCTGTTTTATCATCGTTCATTACCCAGACATCCCCTCTAGGGTCAGCAAACCCACTACGACGATCAGTTACCCCTAGTCGAGCTTTATCGGCATCTTCAAAAACTTTATAAGTTAAATTATCTACGTCTTCAAGAGCACTTGTTAGAAAAGTTCCTCTACTGGCTCCTTTAGCCAGTCGAGCGTCTTCTTTTCCTTTTCTAATTCGCATATATGTGTCTGCGTAATCTTTAGCTCCCCTATCCATAGACCCTGCAGCTAGAATATGTGCAATCTCGCCTAAACCAAAACTGTCCTTTTCTTCAGGAGGTCCGAATTGTTTATACGTTTCTAGCATAGCTAATTTTTTTCTATTATCTTCCGCCGCTGCTAAAGTTGGTTCTTGTGATAATCCGCCTAATGAAGATAAATATTCTTCGTCACTCAATATTTCAGGGTCTTTATCAAAAAGACTAAGTAATCCTTCTACAGCAATAGGTGCAAGAGAACCATATTTTTCTTTAGTTGTGGGCTCAGGTGCTCTCCTAACAGGTCCACGAGGAGTTGGAAAACGCACAGGAGACGGTTGTAGTGTTACAGGAGTGATTCCAGGAGATTGTTGTCCCCCGAACGTTGGGAAAGGCAAAAAACCTCCTATTCCTTTATTTCCATTTGCCATTTTATTCTCCTATAGGAATGATCCATAATTACCTAATCCATAATTTTGGGAAGTGCTAAAATAACCTCCCAAACCACCACCATATCCTGGACCGCCAGGTCCAGTTCCAGGATTACCTCCAACGCCTCCATATCCAGGAGGAGGGGGTCCTCCTACTGCTGTTCCACCGATTGTTCCTCCTGCGGGAGTGTAGTTAGCATAATTCGAGGGGGCTCCCCCTGCGTAACCATAACCACCTGCTAACGGTCCAAGAGACGCGGTAAGCGCTCCTACGTTTTGTAATGTTTGCATTGGTAAGTTATATTGACCAACAAAGTTTTGGTAATTAAGATCCATAAGCGACTGGCTTCTTCCTCGACCGAGTCCACCCATGCCCATCATGCGTTGAATATCTTCTCCTTGTAATCCTTGAAGTGCTGGAGCCATACCGCCGTACGCACCTCCAAAGCCTGCTAAGCCTTGACCACCTTGTAATCCCATTCCAAAATAACCTTGTCCTAGTTGTGATTGAAGCCCTGCTAATCCTCCTAATCTACCCATTCTTGATTCAAAAGCTTGTTGAGCTCTATTAGCGGCGTCTTGATAGCCTCCAGAACGAATATTTCCAACAGCTTCGGCTGCTCCTCTAGCTGTATCTGCCGCTAAATCTTTC